ATCTTTATAAACACATTATTTCTATATTATTTTCGCATTTTCATTTTTAATGATGGGTGGTTTTTATAGTCCAACAACTTGAAATCTTCCAATTCATATGCATTAATATCGTCCTTTCTCGATAATATCTCCAATCTAGGAAACGCATACGGTGTTAATTCCAGTTGCTGCTTCAATACATCGACATGATCATCATATATATGCGCATTTCCTAAATGATATACAAATTCATGTGGGATTAAACCACAATGGTTCGCAAGCAAGTGCGTCAAAAAACTATAAGAAGCAATATTAAACGGAACACCCAATCCCACATCACCACTTCGCTGGTATAATGCACACGACAATCGGTTGGTATTTGACACATTAAATTGCGCCAAAATATGACACGGAGGAAGTGCCATTTCATCTAATTGACACGGATTCCAGGCAGACATTATTAAACGCCTCGAATTTCTCTCTGCGGGATCCTTAAGACACTTGATAATGTTGGCTAACTGATCGATACCTTGACCCGAATAATCTGCATAACAATTACTATATTTAGCATTAAAATGCCTCCATTGATGCCCGTAAATCGGACCCAAATCTCCAACACAATAATTATGTAATCCGCGAGTTTCCAAGAAATCTCTTGATGCATTATCGTCCCAAATATGAACACCAACATTTTGAAGTAGTGCGTTATTGGTATTGCCTCTAATAAACCATAATAGCTCTTTCAAACATGTTTTCCACGCAAGCTGTTTAGTAGTTAATATCGGAATTTGACCTTTCTCTAATGAAAACACCATTCCGCCTCCAAAAATAGATAACGTCATTCCATTTCTACCTTCTTCAACTTGATTCGTAGTAATAATATCGTTTATTAAATTCAAATACTGATATTCTTCATGTGGAACATCTTCTTTATCGTCCTGGGTTGTAGTTTTCGAATTAACATAGTGGGGGCGACTATTAACTTCTGCAAATCGTTTCAACATAATGATGTATAATAATGTTATATATGCTTATATATTCTTCTATTTAATTACTTTCACCACATAATAATATTAACAACTATATATATAATATCGTTGAAATGGAATCATTTGAAGAAACCGTAAAGGAAGGTTCTAAGCGAGGAAGTAGCTTCGTTGACCATGTTTTTCGCTTAGACGAGCAGCAGCAGGGTGTTTTACTTAATATCGTGCAATATACCCTTATCGGGTTTGTTCCAATCATATTAATGTTGTACCTGGTTAGAACATATGTCCCTGAACCCGATGATCACAAAGGCACATTACTTATTTTAGCAGAAATAATAGGTCAAATATTATACATGTTTATTTTCATCTATTTCGTCCATAGACTCATTACATTTATTCCCACATACTCCGGTTATCGTTACAGCGAATTCAACTTCACAACCATTATTTTAGGAATATTAATGATTCTCCTTAGTATAAAGACGAAATTAGGTGAAAAGGTACAAATATTGGTAGAGCGCGCCGTTGAACTTCTTGGAGGAGAGAGCAGTTATAACGGTGGTGCCGGCGGTGCATCTTCTTCTAACGCAGGAGGCGCCGGATCTATTCGTGTAACTCAACCTCTTTCACAGCCATATGCCGGGGGAATGCCTGGGGGTATGATTGGCGGTGGTATGGCACCCCCAAATCCGGTGTTAACAACTACCGGCCGTAACACCGGTACCGCTGACTATGGATTGTCGCAAGCTTCACAGCAAACACAAAATTTCAATAGCACATATGCTCAGAATGTTGGAGCTGGTATGCCCGGTGGCATGATGTCTTTTGAACCTATGGCTGCAAACGAGGTTATTGGAACCAAGTTTTAAATCATCGTGTTTCTTATAAATATAATATGTATCATATTCATATATATTATATAATAATCAATTATGTCGTCATTAGAGTCCCGTTGTTATCTTATATACGGATCGAAATTTAAACCTTTGATGGTGAAAGGATTTTCTAATAAAAATAAACTAGTAAATTTACTACGAATGAAGGGATTAAAATGTAATACTTCCTTATTAAATTGTGATTCTCAAAATGGGAAAACTTGTAAAACAACACCCACATTATATTAATTATTTACAAATATCATCATTTCTCAATAAACGTTTCTCTCTCTATATTTTTCAGAATACGTCGTTCTCCAGCTGGATCATCTTTAATTTCATGTAAAACATTCTTCACCATCTTGTGGTGAAAATCCTGCAACATACTGTTGCTTTCCCATTCAGGATTTGAATCCATCCACATTTTTATCGCAAAATATTCTTTATTCGCAATATCGACAAATGCCTTCTTCATTCGAATATTACCTTCATCTCGCGCCCATGTGTGATTATCTTTAATATAAATGGTGTCTCGTTTTTGATCTGTACAGTGTATCGGTCGTTTATACAGATCCATTTGTTTAAGACCATCTATCATAACCTTACTTATACCTTCAACTAGACCTTGATTTCTTGTGTATGTAAGATCGTCAAGTGTGATTTCGAGAGAATTGACAAAGTCGGTCATATTAATTGCGTCCTTACACTGTTCATTCAAGAAAAAGTTCAAATTAAATTGGTTATTATTCGTATTATTAACAACAATATTCCGTTCTTTGCTTAGTTCAATAATTTGTTTTTGCAGGGTTTTATTCTGGTCTAAAAGTTCGAATACGAGAGAATTCACGAGAGATTTATCTGTTCGTTTTTTATTTTTTGAAATAACCGCCATCATTTGTTGGATATATTCTTTAATTTTTTCATTTTGTTCCGTTAATAATTCACTCATAGTATGGTCCAAAATATCTTTTTCACATAATAATTTCTCTTTATCTTTATGTGTAATCCTTGTCGTTGTTCCTCCAGTATTCCGGGGTTCTACTTGCTTCTTTTGACTAGTCGTATCAGTGCTATGTAATACAAACGACGGAAATGTTGGAGGTGAGAAATCTATTTCTTCTTCACTTTCATTATTATTACTGTTAATGTGATCTTCAGTAACAGTGGTTGAACCGGTTGCAGACTTTTTATTTACGCGCGAATTCCGTTTTTTAGGTGTAACAACCTGTGCGGTTATAGTATCATTTACATGCTGATATTCTTCGTCGATAACAAGGAGAGAATCATCGTTTTTATGCACTTTATGATGCTGAAATGTAAGACATGTATTGCTATGTTTATAATAACTTGATCTGTGTGCATACGATTTTTTACAAACACATATATATTTATTTAAATTTGTTAGATTCGGGGCAGATAACTTTGATGTACTAATTAAAATACTCGACATTTTGTAGAAAATATTTCAAATAAAATTCAAATAAAATCCAGAAAATATTTCAAATATAATTAAAATAAAAATACAAAAAAACTCAGATATAATTAGAAAAAAAAGATACAAATACCTAGAAAATAATTCAAATAATATTCAAATATAATTCAAATAATATTCAAGTATAATTTCAAATAAAAACACAGAAAATATTTCAAATAGTACAGGATATAATATAGTAATATAAATTTCTATATTCTTTTTAATCGTGAGCATCGCGTATAGTTTGCATAGGCTCATGGCTACTTTAAGACCATCGTTTGGGGTCAATATAGCATTTTATAGTCAAAATGTTGATTTTATCGTCACAAAATGCCTAAAAACGGCCCAAAATGGCCTAAAACTGCCAAAACAAGTTGCGCAAAAGTGCGCAAATGTGTAAATTGCTACTTTGTGAGCATAGTCAGTAAGGCTGGGAAACATGCAACGGCTACTTATGCTCACAATTTCCGATCGATTTTTGGTGGACAAAAATAAATGTCCAAAAACGACTTTTGCCATTTGACTTTTAAAACGCGTTTTGCGTCCACGGGGTGTGACCATAAGAAAATGACCCTTTTTTCGTGTTTTGTGAGCATTATCGGGCAAAAACACGTTTTTTGCATGTTTTGGGAGGGTAGGACCGTAAAAAACGACCATTTTTGCAATTTGTGACTGAAAAATGAGTTTTCAAAATAAAAATGCTATATTTAGCCGGATAGGTTGGGGTGGCTTTCGTTGATGCCAACGAAAATATGCATTTCAGTAACGTCGTATATTATGTAGATAGACGTATCAAACATTTGCATAAATGGTGTGTATATTATAGATTTTTAATATATAATATAAATAATATAGTAATAGTAATACATGAAAGATGGCGTCAGCAGCGCCTAGAAAGAAAACCGTCGTTGTCGACTTGGAGTATATGCGACCGACGCCAGAACCAAAAAAACGTAGTAGAAGACAGTATGATAGCGATGATGATTTAGGTTCAGAAGAAACAGAAACAGACTCCGACTATGAATCAGAATCAGACGATATAGAAATGAATGATGAACATGATCGTGTAATGGTTGCCTCGAAGCCCAAGGAAGTGTGCAACTACGACGTATATCAACCTTGTGATAGTGATTACGCGGTCGATTCAGACGAAGACCTGCTACAATCGGTGTTGGACGAACCTACATTTCCATTAGATGTAAATGCGATATTATCTGCGATGGCAAAGAATGAGAATGCGACGATTGCAAATTCTACGTTTAAAGAGATTGAAACGCGTAGACTAGAAATTCTCTCGTTATTAGAGTTACCTACTGAAAAATTTGAAGAGTTTGCCCTTAAATTAAAGATGTATCGAGTGATTGAACGACCGAATGATTTACGTCATGGACAGCTATTACGTTGGATTCCATTAAGATCTCTTTCGCAAAAGCCTTATTTAACGCTGGGTGGAACTATATTTAATATAAAACAAAATATAACAGATGGATTACACCAGGTAACGATACGAACGGTTAAAGGTTTCGTATATCAGATTAAATTCGAACTAAATGTAATGTTTCAAAGGTTAAGTAAAGAAGAGTTAATGATTCTACGCGCAGTAGAATATGTTTCAGATGTGAAGTTATAATATTAGATTTTTCTGCGTTTTCGTGACGGGTTGTGTAAGTTTATGTGTTCTATTACGACATTTAAATCCGTGGCGTTTTAAACCTCGGTTATTAAATATTGATCGTGTACAATATGATATACGTTTTTTTGAAAGATATTGGCGTGGTCGTTCATTTGTATCATTATTCATGCGTTTGTCGCCGTTTATGCATTTGCAAAATTTACGACTTAATATATCATGTGCCTTATTTTCAAGGTCTTTGAATGATAGTTTTTCAAACACAGATGCAGGTTTGTCTTTTTTAGGATATTCTTTTTGTTGATAATGATGAAGTAGTTTGATATAATCATCGCGGGTTAATTTCATATCTTCATCAATATCATTATCATTATCATTATCGACATGAATACTATCTTTCATAGTTGACGCACAAATTTTACCTATAATACGTAAATATTATAATATTGATATAAATATAGTTGGTTACACAATTTGCGATATAAATAGACGATAAATGTCGTCTACTCTGATTATACCTGATAAAAAACCTAAAGTTGTCGTATTTGATTTAGATGAAACATTAGGTTGTTTTGCGCAATTTGGTATATTTTTTGAATCATTAATCGAGTTTTTTAATAACGCGAATATAGGATATTCTCATTTTAACGAACTGATCAATCTATATCCAGAAGTATTTCGTACGAGTATCGTGCGTATATTAGAATATATTCGTAAAAAGAAACAAAGTGGCGTTTGTAGTAAGGTGATGATATATACAAATAATCAAGGACCGGCTAAATGGGTTCAGCATATACGTAGTTATCTAGAACAACGACTAACGGAACATGATCAAGGGTTACTGCAACAGCCGGCTAAAACGACAACAACGCCTCCATTCTTCGATAGAATTATCGGAGGATTTAATGGATTAGATACTACCAAGAATGATCCGGATAGTATTGAACGAACAACGCATGAGAAAACGGTAAATGATTTCTTACGCTGTTCTCGATTATCTCCGAATATTGAAATATGTTTTTTGGACGACTTGTTACATCAAAAAATGGTTGATGAGAAGGTTTATTACATTAAATTGCAGAGTTACAATTCATATATACCATTTGAACAATTTATAACACGGTTTATAAATAGTAAATTATATGAACTACATTTTTCATCATTACCATGCTTAACATCTGGGGGTCAATATATGGTGGCAAACCCAAATAATAAACAGGTGCATAAACAAATGTCGGCAATCGAATTGAATAACGTACTTATGAAGCGAGTCAAACTGAATCGATATGATTCAAAGAAAATATTAAGTAGAGTGAATCCGCGAGAAATAGACGAAATCATAAGCAAATACATATTATTTCATTTACAACTATTTTTCAAAGAGGTAAGGCCGCAAATTAATGTTCTAACATCGAATACTAATTCTAGAAATAAAACAAGAAAGGTTAGTAAATCTATGATATCTAGATCGATTGGAAAAAAACGCGTGTTCGTAATAAACAAGGAATCTGCCATGAATGCATTTAAACATGAAACAAACGCAAACAAGCGCGAAAAAACGCGTAAACATTCTTCAGATAAAAAATAAGATTTCTCTTAGTGGTTATATACGTGTTATTTTCCAATAGATGCGACATTCTCCAATATTTGATGCAAATGATTAGTACCTGAAAGTGTTGATTGTGGCGTTGGCGATGATTCGTGTGCAGTCTCTTGATCTGCGGTGATTAAAGGGGTGGCCACGTCGTTGTCGTTTGCTGATCTGATCGCGCGAAGACGATCCCAAGGAGAAGTCGGCGACACCGATAATGGTAGCTCTTCCTGTTGTTCAACCCAACGGATATGGCGACGGTTTCTGGTATGGCGTTCCCAATTTCCTTGGGTTCCTCTCCAACCACACTTACAAGTTGCTTGTCGGATATTGTCCAATTCTTCCAGCATGTCTGACATGATTCGACTGTAAATCAATTGTATTGCGTGGTGCAATATAACTGGCTCAACTCCGAATCCAGGGTGCCCTTCAGTTGGGCGATATCCGATAATTTGGTTGATCAAGTCAACTTCTTCACCTTGTTCTACGAGACGTTCTTCGTCTTCAAGACTGCTGCCACAAATTTCCATTAACAATTCTTCAGCAACATCGATCACCGCCTCGAACATTTCGTCGTCCTCGCATACTTCTTCGTGGGTCATGAAACGAGCGCCGGTTTTGAATTCGGCTTTGTTTTTCATTCGATGAAGAGAACCGAGCGCATTCATTCCCCGCAAATATTCTCCTTCGGGGATACGTTGTTGGTTCTCTTCGAGGACACCCATTAATACATCTAAATTATCCTGAAGTGATGGTGGCGGTGCTTGAACGATGGGTTGGATAGGAACGTCTTGGGGTAACTCTTGTGTGTTTTCTACTTGAGACATTATGATGATGCTTGATCTTGACTGATAAAGAAGTACTATTTCTATTTCGTAGAAAAAACATTTCGATTTTTTTGAATGATATGAATTTGAATCTCATTCAAAAATAATAATAGCCATGATGATAATCGCATTCGCATGTTATGCCGGTGCTACGTCTCCAGAATCAAAGATAGAAAACGTTGATGAGAATGATTCAAGAGGTGAAGAATTTACGGTAGGAACGCCTGGTGTTGGTAATATAGGCATTCGAGTACCCGCCTCTGCGGCTGAATCAATACTTTTCTTCTGAACGATATTTTTAAGTGCGGGGATTTTATCTACAGCACCAGATGTATCGATATATTGATAGATTGGTTGAATCACAGTTTTGCTTACTGGTTGTGTAATGGCCTGATTTATTTTATTTTTCGCATATTCTCCGACAGCGTCACTCACGATATGTGTAAACAAAATAAACGTGCATAACGAAAAAATAAGTTTTCGGTCGAATTCGCTAAATTTATTTCCTCCTAAAATTGCAAACTTTGGATTATTCCAAGAAAGCTGATTAAACCGCAATATCAATATGAATACAGCGATATAAAATATTGTATTTCTCAATAATGGGATTGATTCGGGTGTAGTATGATAAAATCCAAATAAAATAATAGCATAAGACGTGTAAAATATATAATTAATATATCTGTAAAATCCAGAATATTTATCAAAAAATGGCATGAAAACACTTCGTAATCCCGAGATAATAATAACTGCTATTTCTTCTGCATTCTTTTTAATCGTATCCATCATATAATGTAGGTGGATACTATTATTTGCGTATATGAAATACCCGCGCGATCATTCCTTCATTCATTCAGTCCTTGAATCTTATCCGTAACATAAAAATCAAGCAATCGAGCACTTGGATCGAGTACCTTCTCGCAAAACGGGTGTCTCCAATAATAAGGAATTGTATCGCCTCGCCCGTCATAATATGTTTCAAATACGCGTCTATAAAAGAAGCTTTCTTTGTCGTATGGTGGATTATGCAATTTGTAAAGATGATGGTTTGTATTATTAAATTCGCAATCAGGAACCACCGAATTAGTATATTCTTTAATCATTTGAATCCATGTTCGCCCATTTTGGCTACTGACTCCGTCACTAAATGCCTCCTTTCTCCGCCAAAGAACGTCATTCGGCAATAATCCCTCATGTTCAAATGCCTTTCGAATCAAATATTTCTCAATACGGCCGCCGTCGCCGTCATAAAACCGTTTGAATCGAGCAGGAATTTGCATAACATACGTCAAGAACTCTTTATCCGCAAATGGAACGCGCGCCTCCAATCCCGCACCGCTGATGCTCTTATCCGAACGAAGTAAATCAAAAAACCGAACATCGCGGATCATTCTCTCATTTTCGGATTGGAATTCAGCGTCAGACGGTGCTTTCAAGAACCCGCGATATGAACCAAAAATTTCGTCCGACATATCCCCACAATAAATAACGACATCTTCTGTTGCATTTTGGATATACTTACTTACAAGATAATTTCCGACGGACGCACGTATCGTAGTAGTACAATAACTTTCGGTTTGTTCGATCGTTTCTTTGATTGCGAGTAAAAACTCAAGTTCGTTGACTACAACTTCATGGTGAGTTGTACCGAGATGTTCGGCGACACGACGTCCCCAATATAGATCAACCGATCCTTCCAAACCAATACTATATGTATTCAACGTCATATTCGGATCGCGTTTTTTCAATTCTCTCGCTACGATCGCAGTAACAAGCGAACTATCGAGTCCACCAGATAGAAGGCAACCAACAGGTCGCTCGCTCATGAGGCGTTTCGTAACTGCGGACGTGAATAAATCGCGAAGACGGTTGCAAACCTCTTTTTCAAAGAGAGAATCGCTAACGGTAGATTGAAATGGATTATCTATAGGCGGATATGAATATGTAAGATGTATAGACTTAATTTTCTCTTCAAGGGTAGACAGTTTTTTAAATTGACTATTCGTCGTATGAAGTGTAGAATCGGAAGTGCAATCATCGATTGTCACGAACTGATAATATGGCTGAAATGATACTTCACCGTTATCAGACGCTTTATATTCCATGTAACAACCGGCGGGAAATTGAGTAATATAATCACAAAAAGAATGTATTGATTTCATTTCACTTGAAATACACATGGCGTAGTGATCTGGATTCAAGGAAGAACTTATAATATCGCTGTATTGTGCACCATACCCGCTGTCATGAGAAATGACCCCGATATAAAGAGACCGAACACCGACCGGATCACGTGCGACAAAGACTTTATCATGCTCATAATCATAAAGCACAAAGGAAAACACGCCATCTAGACGGCGCAACGTCTCGATGATTCCGATTTTTCGATACAAGTGGATAATAATCTCACAATCAGAACCACTTTTGTATTCGCTCTCCAATCCAAATTCGGCAATTAAAGATCGAAAATTATAGATTTCTCCGTTACAAATCAAACGACAATTCTTTAATTGAAACGGTTGATCTGCGCTGGAGTCCATACCGTTAATTGATAGTCGATGAAACCCCCATGCGCGAGTTGTGTCATTTACGAAAATAGTTTTATCTGGTCCACGGTGACTAGTTAAAACGAAATGTTCCTGTAGATTTTTTAACTGAGCGATAGATAATTTAGAGATTGCTTCAAAATAGAAAATTCCACACATGTTATAGAGTGTTTATGATACAACAATAATTCAGTAAGGAATGAGAGTATATAAATTATAGATATATCTTTAATATAATATTATTGATTTTATGTAGCTGAAAAGCGAAAATGGAAACATAAATATATTTTCACATTATACAATAGTAATATAATATAATATAATAGTCAACGAACAATTTCGAAAATGGAATTATACGGTGTTGTAAATGGGGTATATTCGAATCATCATGAACGACTTGATGAAATAAATGATAGAATTAGGGACAGATGTATTCCGTCGGCGGTTTTACAGCCGGCATATAGTGTTCGTCCGACATCGTCGAAATATGCGATGATGCCTATTTTAGAGCAAAGACCTGTACCATCTGTAGGTATTCCGCCATATCAGCATTTTACTACAGAAACTGTATTTAATCCAGGTAATGCCAAGGCGCCATGGCGTGGTTGGGCAGAGCGAGTGAATGTAGAATCATCTCTTCGTAATCAGTATTTTGCATTACAGAGAAATGATCGGGCAGATTATGTCCCGAATTCAACGAGTGATTTATATCAAGTGACGATAGATACTCGCGAGGTAATGCAGCCTAATCCATATTTATTTGAAAATGGCGCAGATAATTTTGCACCGATGAACCCAAATCCGCATGATTTAGGAAGATTGACTTTTGAGAATTCTACTAGATTTCAATTACGAACACTCAATTGCACATATGACGGGTTTTGCACAGGTGATGGTGGCCCATCTCTTGCTCCGCCGACAAATTATATCCCAGAAGATACATTAAAAAAGAAGGAAAGGCAGAAAGAACATCTTCAGTTTGCAGAGGAAGGTTTTACGGGTAAAAAACCGGAACAAATGAAAAATAATGGAAATTCATCGAGTGAGGGGTTTTCGATTCCGCGCGCGACTGCCGAATCTATGGCTACAGAGCATTTAACGATGCGACAGCGCCGAAATAAGTGATTACAGTAAAAAGTGTAAGTAAATATCGTATGATATATTATGAAGTTTATTCATATCATCATATATAATAATAATAATAATAATGAATGATACTACTACTAGTACTACTACTAGTACTACTAATAAATGCGACGAAGCAAGTAAATGCGCCGAACAAGAAAATGAGAATATTCAAATAAATTCGCAATCGCATTCGCAATCGTCAACTTGGAATGATTTTGACGAATACACCCTAACGCTAATGTCGAATCGAAGCCATTATGGTAAATATATAAAAGCAAAAGTAGGTTCAAATGGCGAGACTGTTAAACATGACGTAAGTGTAAACGACGGTCATAGTATTCATTATGCAACGACATTCAAAAAGGAAAAGAAGTATTATAAAAAGAGAATAATTGCACTTACGAAGGATCTATATAATAAAAAATTTGAAGATGACAAGGACATTACAGAGCCATTTAACGAGTATTTAAAACGTTGTATAAAATATCTTAAATTTAAAGATGTATCAGAGATGATACAAAATGATTATAAAGATATTAATTCTGAAATAGAATTAAAGCGTGCACAGTCAGAGTTGAATAAGCGTATCGATAACGATACAGGTTGTGATAACAAGGACGATCATTCTGGAGATGAGAAGGACAATAATGAGCCGGGCGAAGAAGATAAAACTGTAGATAATGCAAATAAGATATTTATGAGACGTAGCTCGACGTTGGATAATTTTGTCAAAGTAAAAAAACCAGGTGAGTTATATGTACAACCACCGCCAAAGCAAGTGGTATTTCCACAAATAAAAGAATTCAATATAGATATGATGAATAATGCAGAAAAGAAACAAAAGAAGATAAAAAAACAAGTGAATAATAATAATAGTAATAGTAATAATAATAGTAATAATAATAGTAATAATAGTAATAGTAATAATAGTAATAGTAATAGTAATGATAATTAGGTGAATAATAGAATATTAGTGTTGGCCGGAGAGAATGGAAAGAGCATCTTGAATTTGTAGTCCTTCATATGACTTCTCGGTATAGTACATTTCTGGTGTTAGAATAAACATTTCATGTCCGGAAGTTGTCTGCCTCGAATTTTGTATAGTGAAGAGGTTTTCGATGTCGTAAAAGCACGCATCAACGTCGAAAAGTCGTTTGTAATCAGCGTCGTTGATAACAAGACCGATGAAATCGGCAGTAATAACATGTTGGACTGACTTGTGTATAAGGACATTCATAACATATTTCTCGATAGTATCACGCATATAAGAGACATACTTTGACTGGAATGACCAGTCCTGAGTAAAGCCGTGTACTTCTGGATCAGTCGATCCATCATTTGGAGTGAGAAGGGTGTGCTTGTTGAGCAAATGATAACGCCTGGTGTTTTCGTCGTAAAGAATGTAACACGTTACGTAATGCTGTGATTTTTGGGGGCATGTTGCTTTGAACCTATAGGCGTAACGAACACATGGTGTCACCGGATTGATGCATCGTTCCGTAATTTCATACGCAGCTTTTTCATGAGACGAGTTCAGCGACGTCAACGTATTTGCGGCATCGTACGCCTCTTCGTCGCAATACACGTTCTCGTACTGGACCTGGTCCTCGGGTTGGTATTCTTCTTCGCCCGAGTAATACGGACAAGAGTATTTTACGGCATGTTGTTCGACAACTGTCTCGGAATTTGTTGAAGACACACTACTGTCGTCATTCTCATCAAATACGCTTTGATAATTGAGCTTACGACAGACTCGAGGGCTTCGTCGAGGTACGAAAACGGGGGCTTCTTCTTGTTCGACGCAAACTGTGGGTTGCTTAATAGATGGCGCTTTTTGCTTTGGCGTGTAAATTTTATAGTTTCGAAGTGCAGCCTCTTTTGCAGATCGAGTAAATATAGAGCGTGCTGCAGGTGCAGCAGCAGCAGCAGGTGCAGCAGCAGGAGGCGTAGAAAAGGAGGAATGTGCTTGTTGATTATGCGAGACAACCTCTACCTCATCGTCTTCAAAGTATTTGCGATAACACACCCTGGGTTTACGAGGAGCACGTGCGTGAACGCCGGGTGATGTCTTTTTCGACGAGGTAGATTTAGACGCAACCGGCGTGGTATACACGTTAGTAGATCCAGAAGACAAGGTAGAACGAGTGAAAACCATTATGAAGTAATATACGAAATGAGCGAAAGAGGAACGAACGAAATAAACGAACGAAAGGAACTATGAAGAATATATTTTCACGTTTATCTATCTTCAATTTTTTATAATGTCGTATATATAATAGTATTTTAATAGTTGGATAATATGTTAACTGACGTGAAAGCTCCCGTAGATGAAATCAGTACCGAAAATATGTCAAAAAAGTTTCATGATGTAACCTGTGCACCCAAAAAAGAAGATACAGATCAAAATGATTTTTCATGTTATTCGTCAAAATCTCTCGAAAAAATTAAAAATCTTTGGAATAAACGACACCCAGATAAGAAAATAACAGACACAGACAGTAGAAGTATATGGGGTCAATTAAAAGCGAATATGAATAATGTATGCAATACAGAGGCGTGTTGGTTAAGACAAAATTTCGCATCTAGTGGATTAGATACAGAAATTATTAATTATACATTTGCGCCGCAATCACCAGAAACATGGAAGAAGAACCCGAATGATTGGTTATCGAGTGTAGATATTGCAAATTCTATGAAACAATATGAGCATGCGTTTCATTCTTTTGTATTCATAGGTCCATCGCCGGTTGATTATGATGAGATTGTGGAATATGGCAACTGTGTTTGGAATGAATTATGCGAATTTGAATTGACGCGCCATATCAAACATGGAAAGAATAAAATAGGAGTGATATTCAATACAGACACACATGATAAACCAGGGGCACATTGGGTATCTATATTTATAGATGTTCGCGCCAAGATAATCTTTTTTTTCGATAGTACAAGCGATGCGCCGCAAGTTCGTATAAAAAAATTCATAAAAATGGTAAAGGATCAAGGTACCGAAACCGGTATAGACTTCAAAGTATACATAAATGACGTTCCTCATCAAAAAAATGATACAGAATGCGGTGTATATTCGCTATTTATGATAATTCATATGCTTACAGGTAAAATGACAGTACATGATTTCCTGGACAGCAGCAAGAAACTTAGTGATAAATATATGCAAAGATTCAGGCGTAAGTTCTTTAACGTAGATGACCCTGTTCCAACCAAACCAGTACCATTTTAATGATCATGAATAATGATGCATAATAATGCATAATAATTAATGCATATAATACGTAATAATAACTTATATAAATTGTATTCGTATATAAGTTATATAGATCATAGTAATGGCAAAATCTCTCGGAACAAAAGAAAACAAGCAATTATTATGGGGGCTTTTGATGGAAGAAGGTATTTTCGATACAATACCAAGGGACGTCTCTTTACCAGAAGTGCAGAGTGTGTTCGAGGCAACGTTATATAATCTCTCGAACACGTCATCACCTAATGCATCTTTAATAGAATTAAATAGAATGGCGATAGAATCTCTCGCAAGTATTATACCAGAAATAAAATCAGAGAGAAAAACTATAATAACAGCCGAAGATATCCGAAATCAGAAGAGATACGAGATAGACACGAAGTTACGTGAGATGGAGGCGGAAAGTCGCGCATATTTAGAAAGACCGACACCACCAGCAATCGATTTTTCAGATAAGGGACTACATATAAAACCGCTACGATCGAGAGGTAATCAGCCGCCAGAAATACTGGATATTACATCTTCATTAACCGATACGATGATGTTACCGATGACGTTACCAATTACATTAAATAAACCGACAACGAATAATGCAAATGAAATTGCTCTAGATGTAAATTCGCAACCCGCGCAATATGACGACATAAATGACTCTCCGATTGGGGAGGATATGGACAAGCTAATTGCCGAGAGAATTGCCGCACGAGAACGTGATCTTACAGAAATAACCAACCGGATTATTCCAAAGGATATGGGGAAACAAGATGTAATGATAATGAGATCACCGGTTCCGGCACCTTTGCCATTACCATCACCATTACCGAATACGGGTGTAGTTGCCCCTCAAACAGTAAATAAGGTGAGATTTTCAGACAAAATAAGTACGCATTCAGCGGAAGATAATGATATTCACGAAACATCGCTACCGTTACCCGTACTCAAGACGAGAGATTCAAAAGCGGGCGCCGACGTAGAACAACCGCCCCCCGCGAAATATTCGCCCGAGATCGATGATATATACAGTAGATTAAAAAGAAAACCGGCGACAAACAACATCAACCCGAGCGAAGATAATAGTAATGGCAATATTATTAATAATAGTGAAATAATAATAAAATTACAAGAGACGGTGAATGAAATGAAGGTGCAAATAGACGAAATGAATAGAAGGCAAAATGAGATGTTCGAGAGATTTGCAAAATATGTAAATTATACAAAATTTAATAGTTAATAGTGTATCGACAGCGACACGTACTAATGATCAGGAATATAATTATATTTCATAGGTTCACCGGTTTTCGGGTTGGCAGGTATTATTTCTAATTTTCCTAACCGGACTAGATTTTCCATTTTGTATTGATCGTAGTCATAAATTAAATTCGTGGTTTTATCATAAGCATATTCCTTGCCACTTATGTTTATTTGTTGTAATGCGATTTTGACCGTTTTTTTATTAAGTTTACTACTTTTATCGTCTTCTTCTGTATTTATATCTGGCTTATATGCGAGTGTTTCTTCCTTTGTATCAGATCCAAAATAGTAACATTTCAGAGTTTCCTTTGATTCTGGATTAAAGTGTATCATACAATCAAACGAAGATTCTTTAACCGCGGTTAAAATCTGTGTTGTAATCTGGGACTTGATGTTTGCGATTTCATAAAGAGATTGATCGGTTGACAAAGGTGTTGCATTATCGATTTTGCTTCTATCGCTCATACGAATATTCAGAGATTCGTCGTTATCTACCGCGACTTGACGACCGCTGAAACGGGATACATATAAGAATACATCAACTGTTCGAAGATCTTCGGGGAGGTCGATATGGCTGCAAATACGACGAGCTCGCCCGATGATTTGCTCGGTACGAACAGGGTGCCAGTAAGGTTCAGTAATATGAACATAACGAACATTTCGCAAATTAATACCTTCAGCGCCAGATGCGGTAATCATAAGTATTTTAATAACTTGCCCAGAAATATTATTGGAATAACTGGGTGTGATGACATCAAGTATTGTTCTTGGTACATTTTTCCATTTGCTGTTGAATATGTTGCGGATAATTTCCTTCTCTTCGGGTGATTCTGTTCCGGTGTAAAGAGCAAAGCATGGGCGGGCGCGTTGTTCAGGAGTCATATCAATTGTCCAATCTCCAAGCGAAGATTGTTTTATTTTAAAATGGGAGAATCCATTTGCTTCAAGAACCAATTTTAAGATACCGATACCTTCTAATGTGCGAAATTGGCTATAAATCAAATGAAGACCTGTACGTGCTTCGTCATCTTCAGTAGAAAGAATATTTTGAAGTAAATGGAGGAATTTGGGGCTGTATGTTGCGAGTTTATCTGGGGTTAAAAATTCGGCGGATTGTAATTCGAGATCACGCATCGCCTTTGCAATCGCGGCTTGATATTGAAGAACATATGCTTTTTTACTTAATTTTTGTTCGGGTTCGGCGGCGGCGCCGGATTCTGATTCGTCCACTTCGAGGTTTCTTGGCAGATCATCATTCACTTCACCAGTTATGATTGTTTCTTCATGATCTTCATCTACTTCGACACCATCGATCATATTTTCATCTACTTCTTCGACTTCGGGTTCATCTTCTCCGCCAGCAGCGGAGGCAGCGGCAGCTTTAGGTTTTTTACCGCGTTTTGCAGCATCACTTGCATCACCTGCAGCACCTTTTGTTAATACGCGAGTTACACGTTTTGCAAGATCTTCTTCGGGTGCGATTTCTCCACCGAGCTCCGCTGCTTTAGAAATAGACCCGGTGACACTTTCGGTATCTCCAGGTAAAGGTCGATGAATACCTTTTGGAAATACAAAGTTACAGAATGCGCGAGAGAAAATACGATACGTAGATGAAACGTCTTCGTAAATATTGCCGGTATTGTCTCCTTCCGCGCCGGCTTTCTTCCCTTTTCCGGGCCCGCCACGTTTTGCCTTTTTCTTCATTTGTGATTCTTGGTTTCGTTCGATGTCTCGAATGCGCGAATAAATGCCGAATTGGTAATCGCTCATTTCAGAGTAAATTACATGAAAATTCGTTTTCGGATCATAAGACGGAAGTAGTTTTTCTTGTGCACTTCTGAAATATGAAGTAAGACCTAAAATTCGTCGAATGAATAAGTCACGATTTTTCAGGTTTAGTGTTTGTGGGTCGATAAAAAAACTATTAAACTCGTCTTTATTCGATGGTAATGCGGTATATGGAGACTGTTTATTTGAAGAAGCGCGGGATACGACTAAACCATTATCTGCAAGTTTTTGTATAATCGCTTTTTCGAATGCGGCATCGCTTAATACACCATTTTCAGTAGCAGTTTTATCATCGATCGAAATGACTGGAGCAGAACCAGCACCAGCACCAGATTCCGCGCTGCTAGGACTATTTTCTATAGCAGCATTCGGTTTCCCGCGGCGTATAACACCTTTATATTGAGATGTAACTGGATCATAATCACGAACAAATCCGAATGGATTTCTAGTTATAAGTAATTTATGATTTCTAGCATTATATTCCATATTATCGAATGAAAGACCGACGCCTGTGGCAAAAGAACCCAACCCAGCGCCAGATCCAGAAGCCGCCGAGGCTTTTGCGCCTTTTGCGGGTGCCTTACCTCGGTTATTCGTTAACCCAAAAATATCCTTGAATGTTTCAATAGAAATTTTAGTAGGAGCACCAGGTGCACTTTTAGATTCATCAAGTGTGAATACCCAATTATCAATATTTCCGCGAAGTATATTGAATAAAACTGCGATTTCGTTGGGGTAGTTAATAATAGGAGTTCCGGTTAATAAAATCACTTTGGCGTTTTGGGCGCTAAGTAAAAAATCATACAACCGATACGCCATCGATGTAGGTCGTTTAAGTTTATTTACGATTCGGCTGACGAAGTTATGTGCTTCATCGATAACAACGACTTTATTATCAAATGGATTTTGAGTATAATCGTTTGACCATTTTTTAATATAGTCGGAACGCAAACCGTTATAATTTACAAATTCGTATTTTTCGCGTATCATTTCGTTGATTTGTTTGTCTACCATAACACGTTCACCAGCGGTGAGTTCAGTTTCATAGTTGCTCGGTTTTTTCACATTTACTAACCAAGCACCGCCTTGTCTGCTGATAAATGATTTGTTGATATTTAAAATAGCAGATAATGCGTCAGTTAGTTCCGCATTACCGCGTGATTGGACGAATTCCCAAAACTGATTTTTTTTATACATGAGATCACCGCATTTTGATTTCATTTCTTCCATATAATTCATACGTAGTGACGCGGGAGTCATAACAATAATCTTTTTAAATGTTTTCAACCCTTCAGCGATAGCGATCGACGAGCATGTTTTTCCACTACCTAACCCATGAAATAATAATAATCCGCGATAGGGAGAATAAATATTCAAATATTCGCGAACGATTTTCTGATGAACCAATAAAGATACAGACGCAGAATCGTCGCCGCCGTATAATGCTTCGCATGATATATCACTATCACCCGACGTTATTTCTTCGCGATAATTATGAAATAATGCATTCACATATTGAATAAATTTGGCACGATTATTCATGTAAAAATTAGAGGCTTGTAATTGTGGAAGTTCAACCTTCGCGGGCAATCTCTCTGCTACGATTTCATCTCCGATCCTAATCGCCAAAGATAATGCATATTTATCATCTTGTTTTGCATCTTCCTTTGACTTTTTGGCGATTTTTGCAACTTGTTCTTTTGCGGAAGCAGAAGCGGCGGAAACTGGAATAACCGGTTCTTTTTGTAAAGAAGATTTGGGTTTTCTTTGTCGAACCTTGAGAATCTTTTCTACTTGGCCCGAACTAGAAGATGACGCCGCCGCTGCAGCGGATACAGCTACACCTGCGCCTGCACCCGTATCCTCTAACACTTCTGCATCTGCTTCTTCTTGATCTCGTTCTGCTTGTTCTATCAAACTGGCGGCGACGCCTTTATTCTTTGCTATAACAGAAGTTTTCTCTAATATTCCTCGTTTCGACAGTTTTACGGCCTGAGCTGATTCGTCTTGTTCTTGTTCTTCGGCGAGGTTTTGTGCCGATCGAGATTTATCTTCAAGATCTTCATCTCTAACAAGTTCGGATTGGTCTAGTCGTTTCAAGGAAGTAGCGGGTTCAGATATTACCGGGGCAACACGTAAACTACTTGCTTTGGCTAATACATCATCGCGATTAACATCATATTTGTGCCGACTATCTGTAAAACCTGCAGATGCTCTAACTTTTTTTTGAGCATTTAAAGCTCTGGCGCGAATATCCTCTTCACCGCCAGTATCTTGTTTTTGTTGCATCATAGGTGCATCGGCTGATTCACCTGGAGGAGAAGAAGCAGCAGCAGCCCCTGGATTTTTTTTAAAATCCTTCATTTTATCTGATGTGGGCCTTTTCATCGCCGAAGCGGGAAGAGCACGCTTAATATTAAATACTACTCCATTATCTTTAGCTGGAACAAGACTTTCTGTATTTGGTTTTTTTTCTAACTTTGAAAATAGTGCAGGTTTAGATCCTTGCATGATATGTTATTATACTATATATACAATAAAATATAATAACATACAATCCAACGCGCCGATTTACAATTTGGGCGTCATTATCATTTTTATAGCCAATTCACATGTAACTTGTTCAGCCTTCTTCTTAATTTTATGTGAAGATTGCGCAAAGAATATAAATGCCTTTCCGTTCATGTCTAACATTTGATGAATACTGGCAAACCCATTTGGCAACGATTGAAATGAAATCGCATTTTCTGGACGTTCAGCCACTTCATGAAGCGGTTGTCCTAAACATAAAAATAATCCCATCGTATATCCGATTTCTGCATCACGCGCCAATTCTAAATAATCAGGCGTCGTTTTAAACTCTTTCTGAATCTTAACCTGGAGAATATTCTTATAATTATCGTCATTTTTAATCAAACTGACCCAATCGATATGTTGCTCGAAGACGTTTTCAATAAAGATCTGCGCGATTTGAAATCCGGGTCCACACGTAAATATCTTTTCAAACCAACAATCCTCGTCACGTATCGATACTTTATTAAAGTCCAAAAATAATGCACCGATAAACGCCTCAAACAAACACCCCAATTTTTTCAGATTGGTTCTCGTCTTCTTTTCCTCCGCGTGTTTAGATATAATAAACCATCGATGCAATCCCATTTCAAGCGCAAATTTACCGATCGTCTCATTTTTAACGATTGCGATCTTTTTTTCAGTCATAAACCCCTCATTCTCTTTAGGGAATCGGCGATATAAATAATATTTAGTAATACATTCTAATACTCCGTCGCCCACGAATTCAAGACGTTCGTTCGACTTCGTACGAAGTGGCATGGTTCCTTCAGGTTGGTCCAATAATGTAATGTTTTCTAGTTCATTTAGCAGTTTAGGGCGTTTCGTATAAGAACGATGAACAAACGCCCGACGATATAACTCAATATTATGAACCTGCGAAGGAACACCATATTTAGCAAGAATCGTCTCAACATCTGCAATATTTACATCGATATTTTCAGTATTATATGGGTTGAACACGTATCTTCCGTCTTCAACTCGTACAATATCATCGTCATTATAAATATTTTTTCCGGTCGATACAGATTCATCATTTTCGATACCAGACTGTCCGTTCTCGCTTATATTTAGCAATATATTTTCGGTTTCATCTGATTCGGTTTCAGATGAAGACGATGAAGTATTTTGTATTGGTTTCGTATTATTAGAAGATGGCTGTGATAGTGGTTGTTGTTGGCGTTTTCTGAACATCTTGATGTCGATGTAGATGTAAATGTAAATACGTTAATATAATCGAGGGCGATTCGCAGAAATAATAGAAGAGCAATAACTCTTTCAGGTATATACTATATAAAAATGTATTTAAGCAAATTCAATTATATTCAATTATAAAATTTTAATATTTATAATATTTATAATTCATTAGCAAATAAAATGGTTCTTTCAAACGCTCCTAAGCGGGTTCGTCAAGTCGCGTCACTTACAAGCAGCGGTTGCCATTTTGGCAGTATGCCTGGTATTGCGCCATCGGTTGGTCGTAGTTCCGCTATTTCTCTTGCTTACAAGAATGGAGGAATGAAGTGCGATTGCCTTGGTAAGATCAAATATCAGAGTTGCGCTCAACAGTATAAGTATTTGAAGGATAATAATCTTATCTTCAACTGCAAGTTGACCGGTGGAACTGGTAGACAGGTCTGGACTAAGAATTGCTCGAATAAGTAAATTCGACGTATTCCTCGCTACTAAAATCCAGTATATATTTTAAATATTCATTATAATATATACATTATTACTATTTAATGGCGAACTCCAAGGTTGCTAGGCGTGTTTTATTTGGCGGCGCCAGTTCTACAAATGGCATAGGGACTGATACTCGAAGTGGCGGTGGTGATAAAAAGGGTGGATCGATACCTTCTGGTACTGGACAGATGCGTAGTTTTTCGATGCGCAATACTATCTCTGAACCGGCAAAGAATAAGGACTTTATATTTAAGTTCCTCGAGAGATTAAGTCCCGCCAGGCATTCCGGCCCCAAGTTATAAAAGGTTAAAATGGTATATTATTTAGGCGGATAAATATAACAAATATAAACACAAGTATACTATGTTATACATACTTGTATTTAGTAGCCAACAATAATTACTCACCATGAAGATCGAGACAGATATTAAGCTAGATTTTAATGATGTATTATTTCGCCCAAAGCGTTCATCACTTTCGTCGAGAGGCGAAGTTGATTTGACTCGAGAGATTATATTTAAGAATGGTTATAAGTGGACAGGTGTTCCAATTATTGTCTCTAATATGGATACAGTCGGGACCCTTGAAATGTATAAAGTGATGCATCGTCATAAAATTATTACGTGTTTTCATAAACACTACGCACTTGAAGACTATCCTTTGAATATGGATCGGAATTATTACATGGTAAGTAGTGGTATTACTGACGGTGATCAAGAACGACTTCACGCGCTTATTACCCGATTGAATCCATTATTTGTTTGCGTTGATGTTGCGAATGGTTATATGAAATCATTTGTAGAATTTATTCGTAAAATTCGAGAGAAGTACCCTGATATTATTATTGTCTGTGGTAATGTTGTTTCGAGAGAAATGGTGGAAGAGCTGATCATGAATTGTGGAGCGGATATTGTGAAGGTCGGTATTGGTAGTGGTAGTGTATGTATTACTCGTTTGCAAACCGGGGTTGGTATGCCGCAATTATCAGCGGTAATTGAATCAGCGGATTCGGCGCACGGATTGAACGGGTTTATCGTATCTGATGGTGGTTGTACCACGCCTGCTGATATTGCAAAGGCGTTTGGTGGTGGTGCTGATTTTGTTATGTTGGGCGGAATGCTTGCTGGACATGATGAATCCGGTGGAGAAATCGTGATTGATGAATCTACTGGGCTGAAGTATAAAATATTCTACGGAATGTCGAGTTCAACTGCGATGGACCAGTATAATGGTGGAGTAGCATCACATCGATCTGCGGAAGGTAAAACGGTAAAAATCCCCTATCGGGGTTCGGTTGAAAAAACGGTGTTGGATATTCTTGGCGGAATTCGTTCGACGTGTACATATATTGGGGCAAAGAGAATAAAAGATATTCCAAAATGCACGACATTTATTCGTGTGAATAACCAGGTGAATCAAGTGTATTCTGGAAAAGAATATAAGGCGTAAAATGTAGTAATAAAATAATATACCATAGTAAGAAAGCTGTGATACGTGTAATCGATACTCGATATTATAGATATAAAATGTTAATAAAAGTAGATTGTCGAGAGAAGGAGATATATACAAAAATAACAAATGTCGTATCTACAACTGATAAGATAGGGGGTGGAACAAAAAAACTGAATACATCTACGAAAACCAAATCATCGCCGAGGTTTCATATTATGGATTTAGGTGATGGAATGACGATACAGGTTCCAATACCTGCGAGTATGGAGAAAGGGCCAAAGGGTACAAGGGGAAAGGGGGGTGGAAATGGACATGGAGAAAAATCTCTCGAACATGAAGAATTAAATGAAGAAAAAGTTGAAGAAAAAGATAAGATAACGGATAATGTTGGAGGCGGAGTCAGTAGACATAAAATAATAAGCGCAAGAATGCCGATAGGAGATATGTCGATTGAATGGGAAAACGAAAACAACCACGGTGATGCGACCGACGCTACAGGAGCAACAGCACCAGCAGAAGCTGGTGTATATGTGTTGTTCGAGAGAAAAACGTTATATGACTTGGCTGCGAGTATTAAAGATGGCAGATATAAAGAACAGTCATTTCGGCTAGAAAATACGATATTGCATAATCATGATATTGTGTATATTGTGGAGGGAGATCTATCGAAATATGATGAAAGGAGAGGAGGGATAAGTAAGACGGCGATACAAAGTGCGATGGTTTCATTACTTTATTATAAGGGATTTTCGGTGTATAGGACGATGAATACAGATGAAACGGCGGCATTTATTGTGAATTTTGCAGATAAGATACAAAGTAATAGTAGTAGTAGCAAGAACGAAACTGAAATGGAGCGCAGCGGAGGGTTGGGATATTATCGTCGTAGAATGGCATCAGTATCATCACCAGCACCTGGAAAGATACTAGGAGAAAGTGATGATGGATATTCGGAAGTAGCGGTGAAGAAGGAGAAAAGAGACTTTATTACGCCGAAAAATATAGGCGAAATAATGTTGTCGAATATACCAGGTGTAAGTCCGAAGATCGCGGCGGCAATTATGAAAAAATATAATAATTCGATGTTTGAGTTTTTACATGATTTGAAACGAAAGAATGATATATTTGAAGAAAGTATTAGTAATACGAATAAGATACCACCTCCATCGAAAATATTAGCGGAATGTTTTGCAGATATAGAAATATATGGGAATAAAGACGGGAAAGGAATAGAAGGAAATATGGACGATGTTGATTTAGGCGGCGATGAAACAGCAAAAGAAAGTAGTAGTAGTAGTTCGAGAGATAAACATCAAATACGGAAAATAGGAAAGGCGACGATT